GACACAGACTTTTCAGGCAGAAATGCTGCTGGATCTTCTGTTGATGGCTACTCAGCGACTGACCACTCGGGTGCAAACCCAGCTGTCTTAAACGACGGTTCACCTGGAACATATACAGCTGGAACAGCTATGACTACAGCGAAAGCTGAAGCATTAGGCGACGCTAGCGGTAATGCATTTGCAGAAATGGCTTTCTCAATAGAGAAATCTACTGTAACTGCTAAATCAAGAGCTCTAAAGGCTGAATACACTATGGAACTTGCTCAAGATTTAAAAGCAATCCACGGTTTAGATGCTGAAACAGAACTTGCAAACATCTTATCTGCTGAAATTTTAGCAGAAATTAATAGAGAAGTTGTAAGAACTATTTACATTAATTCAGAAAAAGGTGCTCAAACTGGTAACGTAACAACTGCTGGTATTTTTGACCTAGATACAGACTCTAATGGTAGATGGTCTGTTGAAAGATTCAAAGGCTTAATGTTCCAATTGGAACGTGATGCTAATAGAATCGCTCAAAGAACCAGAAGAGGAAAAGGTAATATAATTATCTGTTCATCTGATGTAGCTTCTGCTCTTCAAATGGCAGGTGTATTAGATTACACTCCAGCTTTAAATAACAACCTAAATGTTGATGACACAGGCAATACTTTTGCAGGTGTTCTTAACGGTAGATTTAAAGTATACATTGATCCTTATTCAGCAAACAGTACTGCTAAACAGTATTATGTTGTTGGATATAAAGGAACATCACCATATGACGCAGGTATTTTTTACTGCCCATATGTTCCTTTACAAATGGTTCGTGCAGTTGGTCAAGACACTTTCCAACCGAAAATCGGATTCAAGACTAGATATGGCTTAATCGCTAATCCATTCGCTGAAACTGGTGCTCAATCAGGTGCTGCTACAGCAGTAAATGACGCTGGAAGTGCTAATGCTAATAGATACTACCAAAAAGTTCAAGTTGCGAACTTAATGTAATATCATTGGTTTGAAAAACATTTTTCAAACAGAATTAAGGGGGAGTTTTTACTCCCCTTTTTTTTGGCCTAGATGACTTATAAATAGTATTATGACAATAAAACAATCATACAAAAGACAACCAACTAAATTTGATTATGCTGCTCCAACGCAGTTTAAATTTACTATTACAAAACTTCCTAAAGTAGAATTCTTTTGTACAGCAGTTAACTTACCAGGCATATCATTAGAAGGTAATATGGCGCAAGAAACACCATTGAAAGATATACCTATTCCTGGAGATAAACTATCATATAGTCCACTATCTATGGATTTTATGGTTGATGAAAATTTAGAAAACTATAGAGAAGTACACGGTTGGTTAACTGGTTTAGGTTTTCCTAAAGATAGAAAAGAATTTAGAGACCTATTAGGTGGTGGTACAGATAGATTTCCAACATCTACTGGTGCGAATCAAGAAACAGACGCAGGTAAACAGAAATTTAGTGCAGGAGATTCAGGTGCCGTTTATTCAGACGCAACATTAAGTATATTAACAAGTAAAAATACAACAAATATTCAAGTAAGATTTAGTGATGTATTTCCTACAGCATTATCTGGATTGAATTACAACCAACAACAAACAGATGTCAACTATTTAATAGCAACAGTTACGTTTCAGTACAAAATATATGAATTTGCAGAAGGAAGCGGACAAACTTCGGTAACGGTTTCGTAACAAACTTTACTTTTTTATTATAGTATGATATAGTATATAAGGAGATTATGACATTAGAAGAATTGCAAGAATTAGCAGACAAAGATTTAAAGATTAACGATAGTGAACTTGATTTAGAATCAATCAAAACTCCACAAATACATAACAAATATATGAAGCACTTAAGCAAGTTTAAGTTAATGTTAAGTAGGGCCGAAAGTGAATTACATATAGTTAAAAGAACAAAATGGGAATACTATACAGGTAAAGCAGACTCTAGCGTCTATATTGAAAAACCTTTTAACTTAAAAATATTAAGACAAGATGTTGACAAGTATATTGATTCAGATGAAGAAGTTATTAAAGCAAAACAAAAGGTTGATTACCTTACTACAGTAGTAGATTTTTTAGATAGAAGTATTAGACAAATTTCAAACAGAACATTTACTATTAAGAACGCAATTGATTGGAAGAAGTTTACATCAGGAGCCATTTAATATGGGTGCAGTTAATATAATAAAATTTAAAAGTGAAGATAAAAGAACTTTTTTTGCTCCCGAGTATGATTATACAATATTTGAAACTCAAGCATTTGAAATTGATTTTAAAGAGTTAGCAAAACTTATCTTAAGCAAAGAAAAAGAACTATTAAGTTTGCCTATATCAACTACATCAGGTGACGCTTACACAGGACTAAAAAAGGATAGTACAACAACTAGATTTGATAAGTATAATGTTTTAAAATGGGACGGTGAAAATATACAGCATATAAAAGGAAACATAATAAGTTTTCATAATCACATTTTAAAATATTTTAAACAACCACCTGCTAATGAATTGTATATACAATGTTGGACTAATATAATGAGAAAAGGAGAACAAATAAAACCTCATCTACATAATATAGGACCAAGCTGTTATTTAGGAGGTCATATTTGCGTACAATGTGATGATACATCTACCCATTATATCAATCCAATAAATCAAATTAATGACCCTATGACATATAGTAGTAAAAATGATGTAGGTAAAATGACTATATTTCCAGATAATGTACCACACTATACAGATATACACAATTCAGATAAAGAAAGAATAACAATTGCATTTGATTTATTAGCAGAAAATCCATACAAAGATAACTATTTAAAGTTAATATGAAAAATGTAAGATATCTTGTAATAGACAAGAAGGATGATGTCTATTTAAAGATAGAAGCAGAAGATTCTATTAGAAGAGAATTAGGTCAACACTTTACTTTTGAAGTACCTGGTTTTCGTTTTATGCCTCAATTTCGTAATAGAGTATGGGACGGTAAGATAAGATTATTTTCATATGCAACTGGTCAAATATACGTAGGGTTATATCCTTATGTACTTAACTGGTGCAAAGAGAATGAGATAGAAGTTGTTGATGGAACAAAGATAGAAGATACTAAAGTTGATGATAATAAAGTAGAAAAATTTATTGATGCTCTTAAAATTCCTTTGAAGGTAAGAGATTATCAAAAAGAAGCATTTACATATGCTGTTAAAAAGAATAGATGTTTATTACTATCGCCAACTGCTAGTGGTAAATCACTTATTCTATATCTATTAGTACGTTTCAATCTATTAAGAATACCTAAAAATAAAAAGATATTAATTATAGTACCTACCACATCACTAGTAGAACAACTATATAAAGATTTTAAAGACTATGGTTTTGATAGTAATAGAAATGTACATAGAATCTATGAAGGACATAGTAAGATAACACCTAAAAGAGTAGTCATATCTACTTGGCAATCAATCTATAATCTATCAAAGAACTATTTTAGCGACTATGGTATGATAATTGGTGACGAAGCACACTTATTTAAGGCAGTATCACTAACTAAAATACTAACGAAGTTAACTAATTGTAAATATAAAGTAGGTTGTACAGGTACCCTAGATGATAGTAAGACACACAAACTAGTATTAGAAGGACTGTTTGGTGCTGTTAATAAAGTTACTACAACAACTGAACTTCAAGACAAAGAACAACTAGCCAAACTCAAAATTTTCTGTTTAGTTTTACAATATAGCAAAATACAAAGAGATTTTTTAAAGAATAAAACCTATCAAGAAGAAATGGATTTTTTAGTTAGAAATGAGAAAAGAAATAAATACATTAAGAACTTGGTTACTAAATTACACGGCAACACTTTATGTTTGTTTCAATACGTAGAAAAGCACGGTAAGTTATTATTTAATTTAATTAAGGAAAAGGCAGGTGACCGACCTATTTTCTATGTCCACGGAGGAGTGGAAACAGATGAAAGAGAACAAGTTAGAGCCATTACGGAAAAGTCTGACAATGCGATTATTGTCGCTAGTTATGGGACGTTCAGTACTGGTATCAATATTCGTAATCTACACAATATTGTTTTTAGCAGCCCTAGTAAATCTCGAATAAGAAATTTACAAAGTATAGGTAGAGGTCTCCGATTGGGAGATAATAAAACTTCTGCTACTTTATATGATATAGCAGATGATATGACTTACCATAGTAGGGAAAACTTTACTTTAAAGCATTTTCAGGAACGGATAAACATTTACACCGAAGAGGAATTTGATTACGAAATTCATAATGTTCAGTTGAAAGATTAGATAAATAGTAGTATGGAACAAAAGCAACAATTAGAATATAAATTACTTAAATTAATTGATGGTACCGAATTAGTGGGACAAGTATCGGTAAGCGATAATGATAAATTTCTACGAATTGAAGAACCATTACAATTAAAAACTGTTGCTAAATCAACACAATTCGGAGCAAGGGATGATTCTTCTTTAGCACCTTGGATTCCTTTTTCAAATGATAAAGTTTTTTCTATACCAAAAGAAAGAGTTATAACAATTGCAAGTATTAATAAAGATTTAACACATTATTATGAAGTTATCTTAAAGCGATTAAAAACTCAACCGGTTAAACCTCCCTTAACTCCCCAAGAAATGGATAAAATAATGAAACTTGCTGAAGAAATGGAAAGAGACCAAATCACGGAAGAAGAAAGACAAAGAGTAATGGAAGAAATGAGTGATGAAGAATTGGATTTACTATATAAACCTGCTGCTACTAGGACCCTACACTAGGTTCTATT